ATGTCGCTGGCCGTCAGGGCGGCGCGGCTCTGTACGCTGCCGGGATACATGACGTTCAGACCGGCGCAGATCTGGTCGCGGCCCACCGTGTCGATGGACAGGGCAGCCTGCCGGTTCAGCCGGTCAGACATCGCCTGGGTCTTGATGTCAACGTGCCACAGGTCGATTTCATCGGTGTAGCCCATCCAGCCGCCGTAGTTCTTGGTCATGACGCTGAACGCGGTTTCGGTCAGGTTCTGGCCGTCCGGGGTCACGCCTTCATACAGGGGCTTGGTGATGGCAGGCAGCTCGGTGTAGCGGAAGAACGTAACGTGCTTGCCGTTGTTCTTGGGCTGCTCGATCAGCTGGGCGTCGGTCAGGTATCCGAGGTTGGGCTGGACATTTTCCAAAGCCCGGCGCTGGAGGTAGGATTCCAGCAGGGTCGGCGCTATGCCGGAGTTATAGGAATAGTTCATGGTTACACGCTCCTTATCTCAGTCGGATGCGCGCTCCCTCTTTAATACGTTTTTCCATTCGGGCAAATTGCTCATCGGTCATGGACTCGATGGCGTTCGGTGTCTGTCCGCTGGCTCCGTTGGGGGAGCGCATCGGAGATGGTGCCTTCGGTTTGTTGGCTTTCCTCTGTGCAAGGTCATCCGCCACATCATAGAAGTCCCATTCTCCGGATAATACTTTCGCCCGGGTTTCTTCGTTCTTGTTGTACTCGGCTATGACATCAAGGCCCCGTTTTTCCTTGATCTTAATGGCCTGCCTTGCAAGCAGGTCAGAACGTGCATCGATAGCCGGGTTTTGTTTCGGAGCGAACTGCCCCTGCTCGTTCCTGGGCTGCTCAGCAGCCTTCGGCTGGGCGGGTGCTCCGCTCCTGTAACGGACAAGCTCCTTGGCTGTCTCCAGATCCTTCACCTTGCCGGAGCGGACCAGCTCCTGCGCTTCCGCAGTGATCTGATACTCCTTGAGGGGCTCCAGCTGTGCCCGGAGGGCCGCCAGTTCATCCTGAAGCTGCCTTGTGGCGGAGGCCACGGCTTCGTTAATCCTGGTCCGAACATAGCCTGGTTCCTTCTGGCCGCCAGCGCTCTGCGGCTGCTTTTCCTCGGGCTTGCTCTCATCCTGATCAACTTCTTCCAGGCTGATCGCTTCTTCCGCTGGTTCTTCAGTGATCTCTTCAGGCAGTGAATCTTCTGCCTCGACATCCTGCTGAACCGTGTTCAGTTCCTGATCCATAAAGAGTCTCCTTTCGCTTAGCCGTAAATCGCGACTTGCGTATTTATATTGCAAAAGCGCCGTAAATCGCGGCGCTCATTGCTCAGGTTATGTGGGGAGCGGTGCTCCCGTTGGTTGTCCAAGGGTGTTCTGTGAAGCCTGAACGATGGCGCTCGGCTCCTGGTTCTGTCCGCCGCCCCGGCGGGCCGCCATGGTCGCCATGGCGTTCGTTGCCGATGTAGCTGTCTTCCGCAGGTTCTGGTTCTCCGCCTGCATCTGTTCCATCTGCTGGCCCATCTGCTCCAGCTGCTGCTGCATGGCCTGCATCTGCTCCTGGTAGTGCTCGTTCGCCTGAATCACCGGCAGGATCTTGTCCTTGCCGTCCAGGTTCAGGATGTTGAACAGGGCGCTCAGCGGGAAAAACTGCTGGGCCTGGGCGCTCATGGTGTAGGCTTCCATGAACATCTGGTTCTGGTTGGCGATCCGCTGTGGGTCACGGGAGCTGACTTCGATCTGCACCGTGTAGGGCGGAGGGTTTACCGCTCCCTTGGTCTTCTTGCCGAAGAGCTTCTTCGTGTCCACCTTGACTGGCTGTGCACCGGGTCTGCCTGTGATCATGACCACCCGGTCATCGTCGTAGAACTGAGCCATCAGCCAGATGATCTGCTCGACGATCTGCTTGAAACCGTACTTCAGCTGCTCCGTCCGCATGGAGGCGACCTTGCTGCCAGCCTGGATCAGGCTGTTGATGGCCTTGCCGCTTACAATACCCCCTGTAGTTTCACCACGGGTGAACTGGTTGGCGCCGGAGTCCTGCTTCAGGTCCGTCTGGAACTGGAGCATCATGTTGGAGATCATCGTGGAGAACGGCTGATTCTGCAGCCACTGCAGGGCCGTAGGATCGATGTTGTCTCCCTCGATGACATCCTGCTCCCAGTCCGTCAGGGCCTCCTTATCGATCCCGGATCCTCTCCGGACCAGCAGGCGGCCCTTGGAGGCCATCCGCAGGTTCATGTCGATGTAGGAGGCGTACCGGTTGATATACCGCATCATCGGTACCAGCTCAGACACGAGGCCCTTGCCAGCAAGGCTGCCCTCGATGCTGTCATGGACATCCGTAACGAAGGGGTACATGCCGTGAGCGTACACATCTTTGGCCACATCCAGCAGGGCGTTCCCGGCGGCGTATGCCACGTTGATCGTGTAGCGGTGGGTGGAAGCGTTGTACTCCCGCCACCAGTATTCAATCATCAGCGCCCGCTTCTCGTCGTTGGCGTGTTCAGCGTCCTCCTGGCCTTCCGTCATGCCGACATTGTTGTGTGTGCCGTTGTCGGCGCCCACATACTTACCCGCATCCGGGAAATGCTCTTTATACCAGGAGAGGGGATGCCAGCTGACCTTCATGACCGCTCGGCAGTCCTGCAGGTTCTCTGCTGTGGGATCCCACAGGAAGGCTTCCAGCGGCCAGCGGATCAGCGCGATCTCGCCCTTGCCGTAGGCCATGTCCGGATCCCAGCATACCTGTGTCACGGCGGTACCGGGACCGTAGAAGTCCTCGCACCGCCGGTAGTGCAGCTGCTCGAAGTTGTTGGCACAGTATGTCACATAATGGACCATGTCCTGCAGGTCATCCGCCGCTTCCTGCATCTCCGCCGTTTCCGGTAGCAGCCGTGCCTCAGGCATCGACAGCATCTGATCGGCGACCACATTGTTAATGGTGCTCTTCAGGGATTGCAGCTGAAGGGTCTTCTTGCCGTTCCGCTTCATCGAGCGGGGATCGTCCTGCAGTGGATCCTCCATGTGCAGGATCTGGCGGCATTCCTTCGCCTCCTCGTGGTACGGGCGGTTCTGCTGCTCGAAGATGTCCAGCCGGTCGTAGATCTTCTGGAGAAGCTCCTGCTCCTCCTCATCCAGCGGCTGTTCATCCTGGAACTCCTCATACACCAGCTCTTTTTCTTTATCCGTCATGTGATCACCTCATATAGTTAGGCGCGGCAGCTGTGTGACGAAGGGGGCGCACCCTCCGTTTCGTATTTAATTTTGCACGCTGCGAGACATACTGCCGCGCCTACTTTTCATCGAAAGGACTCCAGGGCTTATACTCCCTCACGGGTTTCTTGGTGGCCGCCACAGGATGATCCATACACACATACCTAAGAGCGTCGTAAATGTGATCCTCTGCATCGGTATCGATGTCCTCCGGTTTCTTCTCAGAGTAGGGGAGGTTGGGAACCGTCCTGATCAGGTCACGGCAGGTGTTGAATACCTGGAGCTTCGGCCTGCCGTTCTCGTCAAACCGGAGACGCTCATGGATCTGCATCTTTCCGGGGATCCGTGCGTGATCCCCACGGCTGAACACCACGCCGCGATGGCGTCCCATGTACCCGGGCGCCATCTGGTCGGCCACGCTGTCGCCCCGGCTCTTGTCGAAGATCGCCGGGTCAGCCGTGCGGATGATCGTGATGTTGTTGTTGATCTCCTCCGATTCCCGCTCGATGATCCCGTCAGCGATCTGCACCGGCGTCAGCTCGATACCTACGTTCGCCTGATGCGTCTTACAGCCATACCACTCTTTGTAGACGTAAAGGCAGCCATCCGGGCCGCAGGCCAGCCAGATTCCCGAAAAGGGCTTGCTGTAGCCGTGGTCGAATCCGAAGTAGTGTGGCCAATCCTCCGGAATGGGGAAGGGCTCGATGACATGCGTCCACCGCCGGTCCTGGTAATGTGCCGGATCATCCTTGAACTCCTTGAAGACCTGGCCTTCAAAGGAATCCCAGTCGCCGTTGAGCAGCGCCCTCCGCAGGGCTTCCGGTTTCTGTTCCAGTTCAAAGATGTAGTCGTCCGTGATAAACGGGTTTTCCGTCGCCAGGGATGGGATGTACTGCGTCCGGATCTTCTTGGCTTTATGCAGGGCGTCCGACCAGATCTCCTGCTCCCGGATCTCCATGTACGGTCCGGCGTCCACGAACATCTTCTTCACCCAGCCATGCCCGATATTTCCGGGGTTGCTGGCAGAGCGGATGATCGGCGTTACGCCCAGGCTCTTTTTCGCACGGAGACGGGTTTTCAGGAAATCATAGATCACCTGCGTGAAGGTCGTCAGCTCATCGAAGTACATGAACTGAGCTTCAAGGCCGGAATACCGGAACCGGTCCGCTTCGTTCTCGCAGTGGCGGAACAGGATCTTGCTCCCATTCACCAGCCGGAACTCATGCCGCCCGGTGTTGTAGGTGGCGATTTCTTCCGGATAACTGGCCTGCGCTTCCTTGATGTCGGTGTCTTCCAG